GTCAGGTAGTTGTGGTGCCGCACCGAAACCATAAAGAACAGGTTCTTCGTGGTAATTTCTTGGTATACCTTCTTGTTCACGAAAAACTCGTGACCATTCGTCGGTACGTTGATCATAGACTCCGTCAAAGCATTCGTTAAGGATTGGTTCAACGATACTTCGGAAGTCCGTACTGCGCATTGGAGCTGCCATGGTTTATTCCCCTTAATTAAATGCCTGGTACAACAGCATCGATTTGACGTCGTGCTACTTGTACTCGTACGATTGTGAATGCATCACCCCAATCATTGTCGGGATATGGTGCGATGTCTAATACTTGAACTTGTCCTTGTACACCTGTACCTAATACTGTTGCGGTAAGTGTAGCTTGTGACAAGCCTGTTGTTGTAGAACCCGACGCAAAATTTGAAAAATTCATGTCTAGGCCAACTGCTGTTTGAGCGATTGAACCTGTTGATTGAATTTCGTAAACAATGTTAGGGTCGTTATAAAAATACGCTACGCATGAACCTGTTTGGTATGCTGTGTTAGCAGGAAAAAAGTTCGATACGCGACGTCTACCTGTTGTATCTGTAAATTCTACACCTGCAAATGCGCCTGAAAATGCCTGACCTGTAGCTGTAACAGGCTCAATAACGCCTGAAGAAGCTATGTATCTTACAGGTTGACCTTTTAAGATGTCACTTGCAAATGCGGATGCAATACCGCCTGCTAACGCTTGAGCGCGATCCAAACCTGAGGGATGGAACGCGGGACGTAAGCCGAACGGAGCTGAAGTTGCTGACATATATTACTCCTAAGTTAATTACTAAATCTGCTCTACTAAAAACGTGGAGCAGGTTTCGGTTTGTCTAAACTATCCATACCGTCACCTTCGATTTGACCTAGGGGTTTTCCGTTACTGTCGCGACCGCCAAGCTGTTGCTCAGATTGAACGCGAACTTTGTTCACTTCATCCTGAGGAGCATCGTGGTGGAAATGAGTCATAATGTCTTGATACGTTTCTTCGGGTATCTTGAACAATAACATCTCATTACACGCGATATAACCTTCGTGGTCACCTGCTTTTACTCGATAATTTTCAAACCCTGGTATCTCTTCCGATTTTACAGGTTGATAACCTAGTCTAATTCTTTTATCGATGCTGTCGTAACTATTAGTTGTTGACAACCAACACAAGTGCCACCCCTTCAAACTTGGGACGTTGGGTAGTGCGCTTTGTGTCCATTCATCTGTCCACATCTTACGACGCTCTTGGGATGATACGAACGTATCCTCGGGTGCCTCACGAACTGAATCATGACTCGCGCGATTTTCGCGTCCACCTGCTGATAATGATTTTTTTAAACGTGAATCCATTTTAATTCTCCTATATTTTATCGTTGACTAAGTTTTTCGGTTGCATAACGACGAATCATCTTCGCCCTCTTATCGGGATCATCCCACATGCCTGCATCTTTCATGGCTCTGACTTGTTCAGGAGCTAAGGTAAATGTATTCTTACCTCCACTACTCGACGCACTTTCCCGACCCGAACTTGTAACAATGTTTCTAGGTCTTCTTGTAGATGGACTAACGCTTTTTTCTACTTCACCAATATAACGGTGTGGTAAATATTTTGCAAGCCTATTATCGAGTTCTTCCCAATATTCTTGTGATTTTGGGTTCCAACCCTCTTCTGCCATGCTCTGATCGATAGTTAATGCTATTTTTGAGTCAGAATCACGACCATTAGGGTCATACCAAGGGTTTTCAGACATCCAATCACCTGCGTAGCGAGCTACCATTGGATCAGGCGCTTGAATAGTTTGTTGTTGAGGCTGTTGAACAGAGTGTTTCTTTAAACCTTCTAAAGATTCAAACTGTTTTTTAGCGTCATACCACATATCTTGAGCTTGAGTGAGCATGTCACCGTTACCCGTCTCTGTAGCTTCTTTAATTTTCTGTTTTGCAAACAAAATTTTAGACTCTTGATCTTCAATAGCCTTATTTATGCGTGCAATCTCACCGCCTTGGGTTTTTCTCTCGACAACAGACAATCTTTCTAATAATTCTTGGTTTTGTCTCTCGAGCATGTGAAGTTTAGTGTCTTTTTCGACTGAAACTTGCTTGTGATAGTCTTTACGAGCACGTCTTTTGTTCCGTTTAGCATCACGAACAGCTTCAGCGTCAGGATCAACTGAACCTCCATCGGCTAATTCTCTCTGTCTAGCTTGTTCATCACCTTCGTCAGAGTCTTCTTCTATTTTAACATCGGGAGAAGGAATGCTTTCAGGTAATTCAATAACAGCTGAGCCGTCTACCTCTTCTTTAATGTCAATAATTTCATTATCTTTATCTTCGATCATACAAATGCCCTCATTTCTAGTGGATTAGATGTTAGTTTAGCAATAACCTCGTGGTCGTTCATAAGCATGAACTGCACGACGTCGTCTTGATTGATAGCAATTTCCCATCGATCACCTGTCCATCGTGGTACTCGGACATAATCGCCCAAATTTACCCACGAACCTTCGGGCCATGACTCCATTGTGTCGCGCTTTTTAAACGCTAATGGACCTATAGCCACTACTTTCCCGACAGGGTTTTGTGCTTTTTCTGTATCCCTAGTTTCTTCGGCTAAAATGATGCCTGATGACGTCATTCTTTTTTTTGGTAAGCGCATTTGTACTAAAATTCTTGCACCTAACGGTACTGCACCAGGGTCTACAACAGGAAAAGCTTCCCGTAAATCAGTTGAATCACCAACTACCTGTGTGTCATTCATAGTTCTTTTTCTTCCTCTTCTTTTAGAAGGTTATTAATAATATCTATTGCTGTTTGAAGTCCCGCATATTCTCCGACGAGTCTTTGATATGAGTCGTAGTTAGACGCGGTACCTTGCGCTAACGCTTTCTCTATCATTACCTTACGCGCTTCTACAGCGCTAATAACATCGGAAATATATCTCATGCGTTGTCTTTTTTGATAGCACTTGCTTCAAAGTTGCCATGATCGCTATTTGCTTTTGGCATAGTAGCGGAACCTGACTCTTGAAGTGTTTCACCGTCTAACCATGCGCCGTGGCTAACACGCTTGTGCATATTAACTAATTCGCCTGATTGTTCTTTGTCAGTTGTTGCCATAGTTATCTCCCTAAGTTACGTTGAGTTAAGTTTTGCAGTTTTATAGCAGTCTGCTCCTGCTCTCTTTGCAATCGGAGTTCATCGACAGTAAGTTCTGCTGTCTTGATTCTTTCTTGCGTAAGATTATTTTCAGCATTCATAGCGACATCAACTTGTCGTTTTTTATCTTTCTCTTCTATGTCTGCTTGTAATTTTGCTTGTGCTATTTGTAAATCACCTTGATCACGCGTAGCACGACGTTGAGTCTCAGCCATTGATGCTTGTAGTAATGCTTGATCAGCAGGATCAACTTGTGGTTGTGGAGCAAACTGTGACATCACTTGACCTAATTGTTGAAGCGCAGGTGTGACTTTTGCAAACACTTGTTGTGTATCAAGTTTGACGTGGTCAGAAGCTACCGCCATGATCTTGTCAATTTCTTTAGCAAACTTACTATCTTCGTACTTCTCAGTTTCAAGATTAGGATTTGCTGTGACGTAACCTTCCATTTGACTTGTATACCAAAGCGTCATGTGTTGCTTGATATGCTCTAACGCTTGTGGAATAAATTTAGGAGCGATTAAGTTGTTAGAACCTAAGTTAGGATCAAGCGCAAAATTTAAGTGAGACTGAATATGTGCAAGATGATCTTGTCTTGGGTATGCAAATGCAGGTTTACCAAAAGTCATAGCCGCGTTTTCATTTGCAGAATCTTGCTCAACAGGTTTAGGTGCATTAGGCATTAACTCGTTCACACCAGGTACTTTCATTTGTTTTAATACGCGTTGTAGAACAGCATTCACATCAAACGATTGTGGGTATGCTTGCATCAGTTGTAACACAGCTTGGTTTTGAGCCATACGTTGTGTTTCAGAGAAAATATGCGGATCAGATACAGGAACAATGTCAGAGTTGCGTTTAAAATCTTCGCGTGTAATGGGAAGATCTATAACTAAGTCACCTCTTTTTTGTTCGTCAAGATACCAACGATTAATACGTCCGAGTACCATGAGGACGCGCTTTTGTGAGTCATGAAGTCTTGCGTGAATAGATGAGAATACTTTTGCACCTTGTTCAATTAACGCTTGTGTTGTACCTACAGGAGCGTTGGCATTAATATCTTTAATCTTTTCTTCGGATGTAGAGACTACACCTTTAGCCGCGTTGTCTAACCATCCTAGTAATTGGAACAATACAGGTGACGGTTGATTGAATGGCATAGGCATTGCAATCTTACGAACGTCGTCAACACCAGGTGCTCCTTCTATTTCTGTTACTTGGGTAACTTCAATTTGTTGAGTCTGACCGCTAATTTTAGCGCCTTTGAGCTTAAGCATTGTAGCGGAATTATTAATATGAGCAGTGTCCAATAGAGCACGAAGAGCGCCTGTGAGAGCAGCACTAAGCCCACCAATAAGATGAGGCAAGCCAATGGCATAAGCACCTCTCCAAGGTATAAACTTAAATTCAATGAGCCAATCCAATTTAGTAAACGTTTCATCGCCTTCCTCCCAATTTCTGTATAGACCTAATACTTCGTTATCTAATTCGTCAAGCATAAGAACGTAAGGCGCTGTTTCACCTTTAGTTCTTTTGTCTTCTTCTAAGTCTAGGTATGTATAGATGTGATAGACACGGCGTAAGCCATCTTCACTGTCTTGATATTTGCGACCTTCAATTTTATTAGATGCTTTTTCGGAATGTGATTCTGTAGGTTCCATCGTCGCACGGATAAAATCTACATCACGATATAAGCCACGATCCATACGTTGTTTAAGTTCCCACTCTGTAATGTCTTGTACCTCTGTTACGCGTTGAGCGGTATAAAAGTTTGCTGACGCGAATGGTAATAGGATGTTGTCAATAGGAACAAATTCACAGCACGGACGTTTTTTCTTTTCGTCGTACCACATCTTCATAAACTGTGAGCCACCCAATGGTAATTGTGTAAGCAATTGTTCTGTTTCATCTTTGAACTCTTCAATTTGCTCTGTCAACTGCCAATTCATGTAGTCGCGTTTGCGTTCTGCCATATCTTGTTTCTCAGGAGTAGATTCACCTAAGATTTTTGTTCTTGTTGGACCGTCAGGTGGAAACAACTCTTTGATAGCGGATGCCGCGAAGTCTACGCAAGCTTCAGCCATAACAGGGTGAACTACTTTGGAAGCACCAAAGAACATAGCACCGCCTGGTGCGTCATCACCTAAACCTGTACGACGTATACCTTCTTCGTATTGTTTGTCTCTTTTTTCGCGAGCTTCTTTATCTTTCTTGATGAGATCAAGGTAACGCATACTAATCTTCTCAAGATCATAAAGATTGACTGACTCTGCTAAGTTAGAATAAAAGTCTTCGTCTTCAGAAGGACCTTTGTATTCTTCTAAACTAACAATAGCTGATCCATCTTCAAGCTCTTCTACACCGTCATCAAACTGCATGAGGTCAATCTCAGCGCCACCGTCAGGTGTCTCTGTTATTGTGGGGTCAGGAATTCCTTGTATATTGCGACCGAATTCAGGGTCAATGGGCATCTCAGCCATAACGTCTCCTCATGTTTTCTAGTTTGTACTCTTGTTGTAAATTAATTGAACCACCTTCAGCTTTTTTAGGTGGGGTTAAATATTTTTCTCTGATGTGATTAAGAATGTCGTCTTTATCAAGATAGTTTTTATTTTGTCGTGCTAAATCTCTTGCGACTTCTTTAAATAAATCGTATGTCATATCTTCTTTATCAGCTGCCATAAGATTATCAAACGGAGGATATTTAATTTTTAATGCTTTAGTTACTTCAGGATGAAAGTGAATGTCTTTTGGTACTAATCCACTATCAGCAATATTTTGCACACCCATTAAGTTTGTATTGTCTAACTCAAACACCTCAACAATTTCATGTTTGGTTGGATTGTTTTTAATAAAGTCTGAAATATAACTTTGATATTTTTCGTCAGGGCGTTTGTTTTTTCTACCCTTAACTTGGTGAATTTCTATATAACCTTCAGGTTCGATAGGTTGAATTTTTCTTTCAAGCATATTTAATTGCATGATGCGAACATAGTCACGGTCAGTAATAGAATTGTTTCCATACTTATCGTCAATGTCTCCGCGTGCTACATTTTCTTCAATTTGAGCTAACACAGGATCACTCTTAATAAGATCTGCGTTTGCTTCTTGCCATTGCTTCGCACTATAATGGGGGCGAGCGTCTATGGTGACGTATGACTTACCGTCAGGACCACGCAATGAATATATTTTAACTGCTCCACTTTCAACATTAGGGCAGTAATCAGCACCACCAACGCAATGAGCCATCATTTCACCTTCTGACTTCAACGCTAATTCTGTTCTCTTTGGATCTGTTTCATGCTTGAGCTCCACCCATTTGTATCCATCGTCGTATTCTTTAGGGATTGGCATCCCCTCTATAGAAGAGGCATTAGCCTTAGCCATTGCTTTAGCTTTTTCTGCGTCATACTCAGCAACACGTCTAATTGCTTTTTCCATAGACATCTGATTAAGTTGTTCGGGTTTTAATTTGCCTGATCGTAAATCGTCATAAAGAACATCACTAATATGATTAAGACCTAATTTATTTGTGATTGCAGGATTTAATCCATAAACAGTTTCGTCAGGTATTTGATTAATTAACTGAAGCGCGTCTAAATCTTCTTTGGTATAAACGGGAAGGTCATGTTCTGTGCGAAGTAATGAAACTCTAAACTTATCTGCCTGATCATTAAATGGCATCTTTTTATTTATGATTTCTTTTATTTCACTAGATTTTACGGGGTTAAATATAGAATCAACTGTGTATTCCCAATCTTTACCCCTTTCTGTTGTAGCAATACCTTGAGGATCTTTGCCTGCAAACTTACGTTTCATAGCTATGGAGTACTTAGTATCACCCGATTGCGGTGGTGTAAAGTTATGTTCTACACCTGACTCAATGGCTTTAAGTATTGGATCATCTTTTGATCCTGCTTGATTGCGAATGTACTTTCTAACTTTAGTGTCCATCCAATTGTTAAGTGCTACAGCATTTGGCTCTTTTGGTGCTTTTGATGCTTGTGCAGAAAACGTAGCGCCAGGTCTTTCATTTCTTTTTATTGTAATCAACTCATCATCTAAAGCTTTCTCCCCGCCAACTAACATACCGCCTGGGTCTTTGATGACGTTCATGCGTGGGTTCATTACGTTGCGACCAAGTATGCCTTCACCTGTTTGTATTTGTCTCATGCCTTCTTTAAAAGCTGTCTTACCTAAGTTCTTAGCTAATATTGGAACACCCACTGCCGTTCCTGCTAAGTCAACTGCATCTAATATTCTTGGATCAAAGTAAGATGTTTGTAGTTTGCCACGCTCTAAGTTGCGAATAGGTTTGTATCCGTAGCTCATGTCTTCAGCTAGTGTCTGTAATCCTTCTACGCCTGTTAACTCAGCTGCGCTTGCACCACCTATTAAAGGAATTTGTGGTATTACTTTATATTGACCTAAAAACTCTGATGCGGGTTTTAATATGTCAGCAATCTTGCCTGATATTTTTCCTGTACGCGGAACTTCTTTTAATGTTTCGTATTCAGGTTTTACTTCAATCTCGGGTGTAGTGATTGTTCCGCCGTCTGCTTTCTTTTTAACTTTGACGGATGTGCCACTTAATCCTTTTAGTGGTTCGTATTCAAAGTCAGAACCTAAAATGTATTTAATGTATTCACGGAGTTCGTCAGTATCAAATCCTTTTTGATATGTACCCTTTTGAGTAATCATTGAGTTTGGTTCGTTAGCTAACCTACCCTTGGTTGACATAACAGCTGACGGTGAGCGTGCAGTAATTAAGCCTACACCACCTCTGTCCATAACGCGTCCGATGTTCTCTACAATAGAATCTCTTACTTCGGGCGTTACAGTATTAAGTACACTAAAGTTTGTAAGACCTTTAAATTCACCTGACGGAACTTTGGATGGGTCTGTAAAATCAAAGTTGCCTTTGTAGAAAGGTTCTAATGTTTTTACGTTAGGAAATGTCTTGCGTAATTCTTCTGCGCCCAATCCCATACCTGAACCATAATCAAGAATAGGTGCGTTTACGTCTTTAATATCTTCTAGTAGGATTGGTGAAGCTTTTCTGTATGTACCTACTGTGGTAGAGATTGGAGTCTTGCCTGACGCGCTTGCTTCGGGTAATTCTTTGGCAAGCTTCTTAGCAATATTTTTAACAAAGCCACCTGCGCCAAAGTCTTGATCCTTTTCTATATCAGAACCTAGAATGCCTTTAATTATGTTACGAAGTTGTTCGGGATCTTTGTCTACTGAACCACCTTCAGCAAAAAACTCGGGTAGCTCGATAAGACTTCTATAATTTTCTTTGTATTTATCTCCATAAGGTTTTTCAGGGTAAACTTTTGGATTAGGTCCTAACAATTCTTTTAATCCCTCTTGATATTCTTCTTGAGATGATCTTGGCAAACCTTCTCTTATGCCTCTAGGTAATAATCTAATTAATGTAGATTCATCGCCCAACTTTTCTAATGCTCTTGCTCTATGTCTACCCTCGTGCCCTGCAATTCTAAAATTCTTTAATCCCTTGCTTTCATCCAACATAAGATAAGGAGCTTCTAATAAACCTTTACCTCTTGCTGTTTGACCTAAGTAATCAAGGTAATCATTTAAAATCATTTTTCTTGATGTGTAGTCAGATCTCTCAAGCGGATTTTTGCCTGTAAGAATGTCATAATATGATTCTGAGGGTGGAATTGTAATGGGAACTTGTTTTCCTTCTGTAAACTTTATACCTGACATAGGCTTGCCGTAATATTCAGGAAGTTGTTTTGCATACTTTTCATACTCAGCAGGATTGATAACCATAACTGACTTAGCATTGTCACCATCGAACGCTTCTCTTAAAGCGCGAGCACTATATTGTTTTTCAAGGTTAGGTACAAGATCAGCTGCGCGCTCTACTCGTTGTGCACCGTACTCACCTTTAGCGTCTCTAATATAATCTTTTACTTCTGAAATCTTTCCTTTAGTTGGCTTGTAGTCTTTAGCAAGTGTCTTGGCAATCTTCTTAGCGAGACCACCACCTGCGTAACCTTCTTGACCTTTTAAAATATACTTTACCGTCTTGCGTGCGGATGCTCCATTAGCTAATCTTGCTGATCCGTCGGGGTGAACCTTCCCACCTTTTTTCTTACCTGTATATTTTTTAATAAAATCTCTGTACAAACCAATTTCATCAATATGTTGAGGATCAATGATTTGACGTGATCCACTCATCATTAACGTGCCAAATGGTTGAGGCGCTTGTTTTGGATTTTTGCTAATATCTAATAGCTGATCAGGATATTGCAAATCATAAGGTGTTAATGCTTCAAGCTGTTGAACCTCCGCATCTTTTTTGCGTGGTATGCGTGTGTCATATGTTGTGGTGGAAGCCCTGTCTGTTGCATTCAGATGCGTGACATTAGGGTCAAGCTCGATAGCTGTGTGTCCTGTAATACCTCTTTCTAAATTACGAAGATCAGGCTCTAATACCGCATGTACAACATCAAGACCGTTAGGCATACTAAATGCTTTTGTATACGTTGGTGTTGTTGCAAGCATAGCAAACTGCTTTCTCATTTCAGGGTTCTTTTCCATTTGTGCTAATGCAATGTCAGGATTTTCAATACCTGCAAAATCTTTTGCGTCAGGATTGTTTCGCACCATCTTATTAAATCCTGCAATTTGTTTTTTATTCATATCAGGTAGTGAGATCATGATATTTTTCATAAGCGCGTCTGAAAGATGTTGCGCATAGAAGTATGAATCTTTACCCATCTTTGTATATAAACCAATAACATCTGCGCCACCGTATTGTTTTGATGCACGCTCTGCTGACGATTGAAGTCCCGACGCCGCGCCAAAGTTTGAAGCCCATGCGTCTTCAGGTTCATACATTGGATAACGTGGTCCTCCATATTGTCTTGAAGGGACAGGAAGTTCTCTTCCTGCAATTGAATATATATCTTGTTGGGAAATAGTTGGATCGCCAAATACACCAAGCTGTACTTTGCCTAAATTAGATTCGTAATCAAACATTGAAGGTGGTGCAACTTCTCTTACAGGTCTAATGTCGTGCTTTAATTCTTTTTCAATATCAAATCGTTTTTTTGATAAGCCTGCAGGGTTTATGCTTTTTGTTGGATCAAGCCTAACAAACTCCCCTGTAAGTTGTGGAGCTACACGTTGTGCAATTGCATCAATCTCTTCTTTTGTCTTTGCAGGCGCGCGTTCAAACGGAGGTGGTATTACATCGCTTTTTTTACCAATAGCTCGAGCTTGTTTAGAGACAGAGGCTAATGCGCCTTCTGTGGCTTTCTCAGCTAACTTCTTACCTAATCCTAGTAGTAGGGCCATCTTCGTCCTTGATGCGTTTCATTACAGCTTTGCGTTTGCTTGGTGTGTAATCTAACCAACTTGCTATCTCATCTTCTGTACGTTTGCATGTCTTGCATACTTGTTTCTTAGTGTCTAGGTCACATATGTTCTTGCACGGTGTTTGTATTTTCGCCATGTCTTTGATTCCATCTGTCTTCATGCCAAAACCATATACGTCTGTATCTCTTTGTATCTCGTCTTGCATTCTTATCTGACACTCGCATTTTAATAACGCGCTTCTTTAAACTAAACAAACCTTTGACACAATAAACAATCATGCCGCGTATGGATTCACGCGTTGTTCTCTATATCCTTGCGCGTCTGCATAGTCTTCGTACTCGTCTCTTGGTTGTATGTCTATCTCCATCAACCCTGCGTCCCTTAGATACCTAAGTGCTTGCGTACACGCATCCACATAGTCATCATGCGTAGCTTCAGGAAACGAACATATCTGCGATACAAAGCCCTCAGCCCAATCACGCACATATCCTCGACGTACTGTCGATTCGGGAATCCACACTCTTCCATGAGCGATAATGTTTGCAACAATGGAAAGTCGTTGTACCTTGTCCGCTCGACCAGGATTGTAAGCTCGCACAGGCAGATGCGCCCGTTGCATATCTTGTATGAGACTGATTCCACTCGCCTTATCTTCGACAAGGATGAGATCAACTCGCTTACCTTTGACAAACTCTCCTGTGTCAGACTCGCTATCCGCACCATAACTAACTTCATACTCTTCCTGCACTTTCTTTCTGAGATCAGGATACTGCATGTGTTCTTGCCACGCGTCTATCAACATCGCCGCCATGGGTTCGTCTGTTGGCTTAAACAATCCAAAGACTACACACGCTGTTGGGTCATTGATCGTCTTCTCTGTGTATGCGCAATCGTAACTCTGTATGATGTATTCAAACTTAGGGAATGGTTTCTTCGCGTCCCATAGCTTGAACATATCTCTCTTAACAATGCCGCCCTCTTCGGGG